ACTCTCACTCTCTCAGGCGGCAATATTCAAAGTGGGGTTTCACGAAATAATGACTAAAACAGCATGGAAAAACAGAATAGTGAAGTCATGCCGTGAGGCCGGTACATTTCAGCCTTGTTTTGCGGATTCCATTGATACCTTGGCTTGGATCTTGGCACAGCGGGATGACCTTGTGCGACAGTTTGAGGATTCCGGTGGAAATGGAGTTGTTGAGCATACAAATAAGAGCGGGGCAACGAATTTTGAACAGAACCCGCTGCTCCGGATGATAAATGACTACAACCGTGATGCGCTCACCTATTGGAGAGACTTGGGGCTAACTCCAAAGGGTCTCCGGGCAATCAGTGAGGATGCCATGAAGCCGGTCAAGGTGGATGCGCTTGCGGAAGCCTTGAAGGGGATGGGCTTATGAAGTCATACAAGGACACTGCAATTAAATATGCAAAGAATGTTGTCAGTGGGAAGAAGATTGCAGGGCAACAGGTGATTGAGGCTTGCAGCAGGTTCCTTACTGACTTGGAGCGGGATGATTTGGAGCTCCGTACCCATGAGCCGGATGCGGTGATTGGTTTGATTGAGACTCTAATGGTGCATAAGCAGGGCGAGGATATCACTGGAAAACCGCTTGCCGGTACTCCGCTGCTCCTCCAACCTTGGCAGGTCTTTGTGATTTATGACTTGATTGGTTTCTACTGGAAGGGGACGGATGAACGGCGGTTCAAAGAAGCATTTATTATGGTTCCCCGGAAGTCAGGGAAGACCTTGCTTGCGGCGGGACTCGCTTGGGGGCTTGCCCTCCTGGAAAGAAAATCCGGCTCCAGCATATATATCACGGCGGCATCATTGAAGCAGGCCATGCAGAGCTTTGAGGATATCCTATATACGATCCGGCACAAGGGCATGGATGCTCAATTCCGCATCCGTGACAATAACATGGAGCACTCAATATACAAGAGTTTTGAGGACGGTGGGAGCTTAAGGATTGAGGCCCTCGCCTCCAACCCGGATGCACAAGACTCTTTTAATTGCAATATTGCTATTGCGGATGAGATTCATGCTTTCAAAAAGGCGGCACAGTATAACCGCTTTAAGGAAGCCATGAAAGCCTACACCAACAAGCTAATGATTGGCATAACTACCGCCGGGGACAATATGAACTCATTTTGCTACCGCCGGTTGGAGTATGCGAGAAAAGTGCTTAACGGCACGGTGCAGGATGATAGCCTATTTTGCTTTGTGGCTTGCGCTGATCAGGACGAAAACGGGGATGTGGACTACACGAACCCGGTGCAACATGAGAAAGCCAATCCATCCTATGGAGTGACGATCCGGCCCGAGGATCTGATCAACGAAGCACTCCAAGCGCAGAATGATCCGCAGCAGCGGAAGGACTTCTTAAGCCGGTCTCTGAATGTCTACACAACCGCAATGAAAGCCTATTTTAACATTGAGGAGTTTCGGGCATCGGATAATAAATACTCTTGGAAGCTTGAGGAACTCGCCAAGCTGCCGATCAAGTGGTACGGAGGTGCAGACCTCTCCAAGATGCATGACCTCACTGCCGCCGCACTCTTTGGACATTATGACAAAGAAAATGTGGATATTGTTATCACTCATGCGTTTTTCCCGGTGGTCAATGCGGCGAAGAAAGCGGATGAGGATGGAATACCTCTCTTTGGATGGGCTGATGATGGATGGTTAACCATGAGCAACACTCCAACCGTGGAAGTGGCTGATGTTGTGCGGTGGTTTATTTTCATGCGGGACATGGGATTCAAAATCCAAGAAATAGGGCATGACCGGAAATTTGCAAGAGAATACTTTGTGGAAATGAAAAAAGCAAAGTTTAACATTGTTGACCAACCGCAATACTATTATCTCAAGTCCGAGGGTTTCCGGCACATAGAAAAGGCCGCAAAGGATAAACGGCTTTATTATTTGCACTCCGAGGCTTATGAGTATTGCGTGCAGAATGTCAGGGCAATTGAGAAGTCTGATGACATGATACAGTTTGAAAAGATCCAGGCAGAGCAGAGGATTGACCTTTTTGATGCATCTGTTTTTGCCTGTGTCAGATATCTCAACAATATCGAGAAGAACACCAAGAAATCGTGGTGGAGTTAGGAGGAAGTAAGAGCGTGGGACTCTTTGGAAAGAAAAAACAGAAAAGAAGTGCCGTGGGGCTTTGGCTATCCTCTGATGGGGGTTGTCCGGAGGGATATACACGGCTGTCCGACAATCCCGAGGTGGTGACAGCTTGCCGCCGGATTGCTGAACTCGTTGGAATGCTGACAATTCACATCATGGAAAACACGGAGAGCGGAGACAAGCGGATTGTCAACGAGCTTTCCGCAAAGCTGGATATTAACCCAAATCCTGCAATGACTAGGAAGACATTTATTGAAGCTTGTGTGATGAACCTTTTACTCTATGGAGATGGAAATTCCATTGTAAAGGTCAACACGAGCAATGGGTATCTTGGTTCCCTCGTTCCGGTTGCCGCTTCCAGAGTGGCCCTTAACCCGATTGGGTATGATGATTACTCCGTGACGATTGACGGACGGAATTACAACAAGGATGATGTGCTTCACTTCCGGATCAACGCAGATCCTTCCTACCTTTGGAAGGGCAGGGGCTTCCGCATCCTGCTGACCGACATTGTGAAGAATCTCAAGCAGGCACAGAAGACGGAGCAAGCCTTTTTCCGTTCCGAGTACAAGCCAAACCTCATTGTGAAGGTGGATGCCATGACGGATGAGTTTTCTAGCATGGAAGGGCGGGAGAAATTACGTCAGGACTACCTTAAGACCGCACAGGCCGGTGAGCCGTGGATTATTCCGGCAGAACTCTTCCAGGTAGAGCAGATCAAGCCTCTCTCCCTCGCTGATCTCGCCATGAAAGACACGGTTGTACTTGATAAACAGACAGTTGCGGCAATCCTTGGAATACCGGCCTTTGTCCTTGGAGTTGGGGCATACTCCCAAAAAGAGTGGAACAATTTTGTTAATACGCAGCTCAAGAGCATTGTGATGGGTATGCAGCAGGAAATGACACGAAAGCTGATTATCTCTCCAAAGTGGTATGTGAGATTTAATATCATGTCACTTTTGGATTGGGACCTCCAGACTATTTCCAGTGTGTTCTGTGCGCTCGGTGACAGAGGATATGTAGATGGCAACGAAGTGAGGGATAAGCTTGGCTTGAGTCCGAGAGAGGGACTTAACGAGTTGAAAGTGCTTGAGAACTATATTCCATGGGATATGAGCGCAATGCAAAAGAAGTTGATACAGGAGGATGACAATGAATAGAGAGAACCGGCAGCTAAGAACTGCTCTGACAGAGTTTAATACAAGAGAAGACGGCGAAAATCTCACCATTGAGGGCTATTTTGCCGTATTCAATAGCAACTATGACTTAGGCATGGGAATGTCTGAAAGCATAGCACCGGGAGCTTTCACAAGCTCATTGGCAGGAGATATCCGGGCCCTGATTAACCATGATACCACACTTGTACTTGGTCGGACATCGGCACACACCTTTGAAATCCGACAGGATGAGCACGGCTTATGGGGAAAAATCCAGATCAATCCGAACGATCAGGATGCAATGAACCTTTATGCTCGTGTGAAGCGTGGAGATGTTAACCAGTGTTCCATTGGATTCAACATCATCAGCGAGAAAACCGATTACCGAGAGGATGGTAGTGTCCATTGGACAATTAAGGATATTGAGCTGTTTGAATGCTCTGCTTGTACGTTTCCGGCATACGAAGAGACCGCAATCTCTGCAAGGGCTCGAGACCTGGAAGAGATAAAAAAGCGGCGGTTGGAGTCATGGAAAGCAGAAATGCACAAAAAACTAGAAGGAGGTGCCTAATAATGGCATTGAGAAGTCTGATGAAGGGCAAGGAGCTCCGCACTGCTCAGAAGTCTCTGGAAGAGGCAAGAGCAAAGATGGAAACGCTTAAGACCCGAGAGGCAGAACTTGCACAGAGCATTGAAGAAGCCGAGACAGAGGACGAACGTGCAACCGTGCAGGAAGCAGTTGATGCTTTTGAGACAGAGAGAGCCGAGGTTGAAAAGGCTGTTACTGATCTTGAGGCAGAAGTTGACAAGCTTGAGAGAGAGCTTGCAGAAATCGAGAATACTCCGGCAGAGACCAAGACAGATGAGCCGGAGAAGAGAGCGGCAGAACCGCAGAAGGAGACAAGAACCATGATGAAGAGATGGAAAGAGATGAACTATGAGGAGCGTTCCGCATTCGTGCAGCGGGATGAGGTGCAGGCTTTCCTTGGAGAGATCCGGTCTGCAATCGCAGAGAAGAGAACTATCAGCAATGCCGGATATCTTGTACCCCGTGTACTGCTTGGCCTGCTGAAAGAGTCCATTGAGGACTATTCCAAGCTTTACAACCGTGTATTTGTTCGTCAGGTACCGGGTGAGGGCCGTGTTGTTATCGAGGGTGCAATTCCGGAGGCAGTATGGACCGAAGCTTGCGCAAACCTCAATGATCTTGACCTGAGCTTTTCCAAGGTTGAGGTTGACGGTTACAAGGTTGGTGGATATTTCAAGGTTTGCAATGCTACCCTGGAAGATTCTGATGTTGACCTTGCTTCTGAACTGATCAGCGCACTTGGACAGGCTATCGGCCTTGCGCTGGATGCCGCAATCGTTTTCGGTACTGGAACCAAGATGCCTACCGGTATTGTTACCGCTCTTAAGGCTGTTACAAGTACACCGAATGTGGTTTCTCATGCTAACACCGTTACAGGACAGTCTCTGATTGATGCCCTGATTGATGATGCTGCAAAGATCACAAGCAGGTATGGTTCTGACCTGATCTGGATCATGAACAAGAAGACTTGGCTCAAGATCAAGAAGAACATGATGAACGTGGATGCAAATGGTCTGTATGTTGCAGGCAATCAGCTCCCGATTATCGGCGGTGATATCATCGAGCTTGGTTTCATGCCGGATGATGTAATCGTTGGTGGTTATGCGGATCTGTACCTTCTTGCAGAACGTGCAGGAACCAAGATCGGAACATCCGAGCACGCATTCTGGGTAGCTGATCAGACCGGATTCAAGGGCACTGCTCGTTATGATGGTAAGGTTCTGGATACCAATGGCTTTGTTGCAATCGGTATCAATGGCGCTGATGGGGATGATATGGCTCATACCTTCCCGCAGGACGGTGCAAATTTATAACAAGTCTCACGGTAGAAGCCGCACCCGCTGAGACTGACTTCTGGGGCACCCTTGCATCTGAGATGCAGGATGACGTTGAAGTTAGCGGCAATGCTATCACAGGTACACTGATCAAGCAGACCTCCGGAGCAATCGTTGACTATTGGGGAGCAGGCTATTTTATTGGACTCAAATTCACTCCCGACTCAGATGCCACCACCACAAAGGTTGGTCTTGCACCTTCCGCAGGCTCCGGAATGGCTGCACTTGATGAGGATAATCTTGCAATGTTCAAACTCACGGATATCTCCAAGCAGAGGCTTAAGGTTGTATCCATGAGGACAGGCGAGGAGCGCACATGGTTCTTTAACCTTGATGGGCTTACTCTGTCGGACAGTTAGGAGGTGCCACATGGTAGTTGTAACGAGTGATTATGCAGGGAGTAAGCCGGTTGTTAAGAAGCCGGCTCCCGCTGCAACAGAAACCAAGAAGACAAAGAAAAGCGGTAAATAATGGAGGTTTAGGCCATGTCTGATACATCACTATTGGCAATGCTCAAGATTGATCTTGGGATATCAACAACTGTATATGATGAAAGGCTTGGTCTTTTCCTTACTTCCGCACAGGCAGAGATTTCCGGGAAGGGCTATACCTTCTCGGAGACTCTGACCATCAAAGAAAAACAGATCATTGTGCGCTATGCGGGATGGAAGTACAAGGTTTCCAGGGGTGCAGATTCCCCGGCAATGCCGGAGGATATCAGGTATTGCATACATGACATGGTATGCAGCCAGAAGATGGGCGGTGGTTCAAGTGTTTGACTCCGTAATTAAGCTTATTTCCAAGACCATGAGCA